CCATGTTTCTGTATATGCTTCATATATTTTTATATCTTTATTTAAATCGTGCAACTGTTCATTAAAATTAAAAAACTTTAACATTTGATTATTTGCTATATTGTTTAATTCAGATTGACTTGCAAAATCCAATCCAAATGCATGTATTAATTCATGAATTAGTACTTTTTCCCATTCTTCTTTACGATAAACATATATTTCGTTCATATAGGAACATCCAAAAGTAAATCCTGTATTCACATTTTTTTTATCAATATTCGTACTCCTTATAGAATTTAAAGAAGAACGGGATTGTGGCAATAGTTTCTTTAGATTTGATAAATATAAAAATATTGATAATTTATTTGAACAATTTACATTAATGTTTGTGTGTGTAATAAAAAATAGAAGTATCGAATATACTTTTCGTATTATTTTTTGAAAATTATAATAATTACTATCAATCTTTATTGTTTTATTATTTAGGGGGTTAATAGTATAGTTACTATGATGTGTATAATTCCTCTTTTTTAAAGAATAAATTGGCAAAATTATATATAATGATATATTTCGATCATTTATATTAAAATTGTAAATTCTACCTATTTTTTTACAGCCATCTATATGTTGACGTATAGAATGATCAATTAAATTATAATTTTGGGTAGGACGGAATTCATTAAAATTTATTTTTTCAAATGTAGTAAAACGTATTTGGGATGCTTTTTTCTTTGATACTAAAAATTTTTGATTTATTTTTGAAATAATTTGTAATGATAAATCATTTAGAAGTGGGGGTGTTATTAAATGATTCATTAAAAATAAATAATATATAATATTATTTATTTTTTTACATTCGAAATCACTTCTAGACATTTATAATAAATGTACAATTAACACTAACTCATCATAATTGATTTCAACCGTTTTACAAAGATACAATCTTTTATTCGATTCAAAATCTTAACCCTTATTCGTTCCAACAGGCGGATCCGTCGGTAAACATTTCTTTAACAATAGTATTTATTAGAATGACATTATAATTGATTTCAAACATTCTATATAACATATAATATTTAATAATTTGTAAAAACACTGAACCGAATAAGGGTTAAATATAACAAGATGTAAAAAAATCTAGATATTTGACATCTAGATTGATAGTGAAAAGTAATAATGTGTATTGAGCATAAAGAGTGAAAATAAAAAAGTTTTTTTTGTTGTTTTTTGTTGTTTTTTGTTGTTTTTTGTTGTTTTTGTTGTTTTTTGTTGTTTTTTTGTTCACTTACAAAACACAACCGCTCATTACATACCACAACCATAATACACATTTTCATCTTTGCCAAACATACGGATTTACCCCTTCATATTTTGGAGGGATTTCATAAAATGTCCATACTGTTCCATTAAACACTGGAATATTTACATTTGTTAAATCGATCATTTCACGTTTAAAATTATAAGCAGTTTGTGTTTTATACCAGTAAGAAAATCTCACATAAACAGCATTGTATTGATGATTAACTTTTTGATTCCACATTTCAGGATTAACACACTCCCATAGTTCATATGATAACTTGGACTGGTCATCATTTGATTGGTACATTAATCTTGATTCAATGCTATGGATTTTTCCAATATCCAAACCTTCCATAACACTCATAACCGTTTCGAGGCGTATGTCTGAATGTAAATAAAGAACCAGGTCGGTATGATTGGGCGCATCCATCATTGATGTCTCGCTTTTATTCGGTAAAAGTGCAATGTATATTGGGTAAATACTATCTTCTGGTTTATAGTATAAACGACTTTGTTCATCATTGTAGAGCTTGAGCATTAAATTACGTGCATAAGCATTGTTTGCCCATGATTTAAGAGTTACAAAACAAGAATAGTAAGAATGTCCGTTTTTTTGATTGATTTTAGGTATAGATTCAATCTTATCAACAATGCCAATGGAAGTATCTCCCTCTCCCTTGAAAGGGCTTGATGTTTCGATCATTTGAACTAAATCATAAAGAGTTACATTGTCAAACACATGAGGGATAAAGAAACTATTAATATAAATAACATTCTCATTCTCATCTTTCTCAACAGACATTTTCATGCCCTTAACTATATCTGCTAGTGATAATTGGACAGAAGAATCATCAACTTGTTGGTAAGACATTTTAAATGATAATAAACCTGTTATATTCACTTAATTATTGTAATTTAATACAAACATATTATCCATCATAAATAGAAAAAATACAATCAATTTTTTTATATTTTACAACATTATTGAGTCAACAATCTTACTCTCACCGTTCTTTATATATACTCAATTAGAGATAAATATTTAATTATACTTTTTACAAAACAAAAATAGTTTATGTTTTTACAAAAAAATTTTGCCGACGAATCCGTTTAGTGAAACGGATAATGGTTAACCTATTCATAATACCATATGGGGTGTATATGACATAAGGTGTGTGTGGAGAGAAGAAAAAATTATATATGGATATAAATCCCTAATAAATGAAAAAAGTTTAAAAAAAATTGAACTACTATTGTAATAATAACATAATAACAATATTAATATCTATCAAATATGTCGGTAACAATTATTAAGAAAACATCATTAACTGGCAAATCATTTCGTCTGATTGATTTTACTCCTTATGACGACAAATTCTCAATAGATGAAACAGATTATGATCCAGAAGATGAAACGGACGATTCAAATACCAATCACGAATATAGTGAACGATCGAGTACATCCCCCCTAAAATTTATTATTCAAATTTTTGGTATTAACGAAAAAGGAGAAACATTTTGTATTTTTGTAAAAGACTACAAACCATTCTTTTATGTAAAAGTGGCAGAAAACTGGACAAACTATAATGTTTCAATTTTATTTAATGAATTACGTGGAAAATTAGAAAAATACAATCAAAAATATTTACTTTCTGCCGAATTAGTGGAATATAATAAATTATATGGATTTACAGGAGGACAAAAATCAAAGTTTGTAAAACTTACCTTTTTGAATATGATGACTTTTAACAAAATAAAAAATTTATGGTATTATTTATCACCTAACAAAACCAACCCAGAACGAAAACTAAAACCTCTTATTTCACAAAATGTTATATTAGAATTATATGAAAGTAAAATACCTCCTTTATTACGTTATTTTCATATTAATAATATTAGTCCTTCCGGTTGGGTTTTTCTTCCTACAAAAAAAATGAATGTTCCTACCGAACTTACTACCACGTGCAAATACGAATATATATGCGAATGTGCGGATTTAATACCTCAACCAAAAAAGGAAACGCTCACCCCCTATAAAATATGCAGTTTTGATATTGAAGCAAGTAGTAGTCACGGTGATTTCCCCGTTCCAATTAAAACATACAAACGACTTGCAACAAATATAATGGATGCCTACCTTAAACAGGTCATAGTAAGCCCATTAAAAAATGACATGTTGGATCTTTTTATAAAAAGATGCATATTAACCGCGTTTAAATTTGATAAATACAAAGGTATTGATATTGTTTATCCAAAAATAATTCCTTCCAATAAAAAAGAAATATTGCCATTAATTGAAAGAATAATCACCACCCCCCTTGATCAGATTTTATATTCAAAAGACAATGAAAACGAAAATACAGATGATTCTTTAAATAAACGTAAAAAAAAAATATTAACAATAGAATCGGTTTTTGAAAAAATACGTGAAGATACGAATTTCTCAAAGACGGATGAAAACGAAGATATGGAGAATGAAGAAACAGTTTCCGAGTATGACAGTAATACTCCAATCAAACAACAAAACAAACCAGAAGGAATAAAGAAAACAAATACTTCAACTGTACCCTCCAACATACCTACACAAAAAACCATCAAGGACATTTTTACAGATGGGACTCTTACCCGTGATAATAAAATACAGACTATTAATGAAATATTTGTATTTTGTCTACCAGAACTAGAAGGTGACAAAATTACTTTTATTGGTTCAACATTTGTAAAATATGGTGATACAGAACCATATATGAATCATTGTTTAGTATTAAATAGTTGCGATCCAGTTTCAAATGCAATAATAGAAACAGTTGATACTGAATATGAGATTCTTAATAAATGGACGGAACTAATCCAACGTGAAAATCCCGATATAATTATTGGATACAATATATTCGGGTTTGATTATGAATTCATGTTCCGACGCGCACAAGAAAACGGTTGTGAAAAACAGTTTTTGTCTCTTTCACGTAAACAAGGAGAAGTATCCGGCAATTATAATAGAAACACAATGGAATACTCGCTTGACAATACAAAAATCGTTTTAGCAACTGGCGAGTATGATTTGAAATACCCCAAAATGTCCGGACGTATTCAAATCGATTTATATGCATATTTTCGACGTGATTTTAACTTGTCTTCGTATAAACTCGATGATGTTGTAGGAGAGTTTATTGGGGATTCAATTACCAGTATTGAATTTAAAAAAGAAAACGACAATGTATTAAGTCCGCATACATGGTTATATACTAGTAATATTATGGGGTTGCGTGTAGGAGATTATATCCATATCGAAGTTTCCAAATTTACAACAGAATATTTTAAAGAAGGGCAAAAATTCAAAGTTATTGAAATATACACTAATGAAACACCAAATAATATGGGTAAATATATTATCGTCATTAACGGTATAGAATGTGAACTGGAAGAAAATATAAAAAATATAAAATGGTGTATGGCAAAAGATGATGTATCTCCTCAAGATATTTTCCGCTTAACAAATGGGTCATCAAATGATCGATCTATTGTAGCCAAGTACTGTATTCAAGATTGCAATCTTGTGCATCATTTATTTAATAAATTGGATATTATGACAGGATATATTGAAATGTCCCGTATTTGCAGTGTACCTATAAGCTTTTTAGTATTACGGGGACAGGGAATAAAACTTACAAGTTTTGTGGCTAAAAAATGTCGTGATAAAAACACTCTTATGCCAGACATTGAAAAAAAAGGGACTGATGACGGTTATGAAGGAGCTATTGTACTTCCTCCTAAATGTGCAATGTATATGGATAATCCGGTTGCATGTGTCGACTATTCTTCATTATATCCGTCCTCAATGATAAGTCAAAATTATTCACATGATAGTAAAGTGTGGACAAAAGAATATGATTTGGAAGGCATTTTAATACGTGAGACCGGTGTAAAAGATCATTCGGGTAAATATATATATGATGGACTTGAAGGCTACGAATATATAGATATTGAATTTGATACATTCGAATGGAGAAAAAAGCCTTCGTCCAAAACAGCAGTGAAAACAAAAGTTGGACGCAAAATATGTAGATGGGTACAGTTACCCAATGGACAAAAATCGATCATGCCTTCTATTTTGGAAGAATTACTTAAAGCTCGTAAAGAAACACGGAATTTAATAAAAACAGAAAAAGACGAATTTATGCAAAATATATTAGATAAAAGACAATTAGGTTATAAAGTAACAGCCAATTCATTGTACGGACAATGTGGTTCAAAAACATCGACTTTTTATGAACAAGATGTAGCAGCATCAACAACTGCGACCGGTCGTATGATGATTACCTACGCTAAACGTATTATAGAAGATGTTTATGGGGATATGGTTTATGCCACTAAACTTCATGGAGAAGTTCAATGTAATGCCGAATATGTTTATGGTGATAGTGTGGCCAATTATACACCTGTTTACGTTCGCAAAGAAGGATATATATTTGATATTTGTAAAATAGAAGATTTATGCGATAAATATGGAGGAGGTGTTTGGCGCAAATGTTCCGAACTAGGAAAAGAAACTAAAGAAGTATGTGAATTTACAAATTTGGAAACATGGTCGGAGAAAGGATGGACACCTATTCATCGTGTTATACGGCATCGTTTGGCTTCTCATAAAAAAATGGTGAGAATATTAACTAAAGTAGGATTAGTGGATGTTACAGATGATCATTCATTAATACATGCAGATGGTAAAACAATACTGTCATCGAATGACATTGAATTAGGAACAACAGAGTTGTTACATCATTCTTTACCAACTGCAAATAATAATGATGAAAAAAAAATACAAATTATGAACAAAATACATAATAAAACTATTA